TTTGACTTTAATAATTGTATGGATGTCAGTTAAATGTAAACATTGTGGTGTATATAATTTAATGGAAAAAGGAGAAGAATATACACATTGTCTTAATTGTAATAAAAAATTAAAATCAAATGGAAAAAACTAATTTAACTAAAAATGAACTTATACTTGTCATAAATAGTATACAACGTCAAATTATAGTATTAGATAAAACTGAAAAGAAAAACTCTAATCTTATGCCTAAATATAGGCGTCTTCTTGAAACTTTATTAGAAATGGAAGATCAACTAACAAATCCAGTAAAAGAAAAAATAACAATATATAAGTAATGGGTAGAATGAAAGAGCTTTTTATAAAGCAAAGAGAAGAAGAAGTATATAATGAATTATATGCATATATAACTAGAAAAAATGATCCAACTAATTTAGATATTCAATGTCCAAATTGTAATAACACTACTCTTTTATTTAAAAGTGTAGATGATATTAAATGTCTATCACAAGGTTGTGGTCATGAATTTGTATTAATAAATGCTAATACTGTAAGATTTAAATAGTTCCTAAAACAAAAACAAGAACCATAATAATTACATAAATTGCTGGAGTTATATCTATACGTTTCATATATATAACATACGTATTATAACTTCAGCTTATGTTAACTAAGTGTTAAATAAAATAAGATGAAAAAATCTAAAAAGCAAAAAACGTTTGAACAAGTAGCTTCAACTAGTTATTTGATAGAACAAAATATGGATAGGGTCAAAGAATTATTACTTAGAAAAAATAAAGCATATGGTAACTCTGCAACTAATCCTGCTAAAATATTTTCTAAAGGTAATGCAGTAGATAGTTTATGTGCACGTATTGATGACAAACTAATGAGAATATCTAACTCAGGTATCAATAAAGATACTTTAGATACTTTAGATGATCTGATGGGTTATTTTTGTTTATTGCGTATTGCAATTAAAAAAGAAGAAGGTGAGATATAAAGGTCTAATACTTCAAGAAAAGATTTCTGAGACTGGGGTACCAATGCGTATATTTAAAAAAGAACTTTTAGAAGGTTACAAAGAAATAGATTTACCTTCTGACAAATATATTGTTGTTAATGAAAGAACAGGAATACCATTTTTAAAAACAAAACCACAAAATAATAATGAAGAAAAATTTATATTCTGCTACTGGGAGTAATATCATAGTGATATGGCCATAGAAAAAGTAAGACGTAAAACATTTAAAATAAGAGAGTCTGGTAGATCAACAGACTTTATATCACCTAGCTTTGGTCACGGTTGTTTATATGACTGTAGTTATTGCTATATGAAAAGACATAAACCTAATGGTTTAAGTATTGCAGTAAATACTGAAGAAATATTAACTGAAATTAATAATCATTCTTGGTTTGCTGTAGTAGATAAACCTAATCAAACTCATCCTAATCTTATTACATATGATATAAGTTGTAATGAAGACTTTGCTTTACATGCTAAGTATCATGAATGGGTCAAGATTTTTGACTTTTTTAAAAATAGTCCATTTACAATGGGTAGTTTTGCTACTAAATATGTAAATAAAAAATTTCTCACATACAATCCTGAAAAGAATATACGTATAAGATTTAGTTTAATGCCAGAATCAATGAGGTATAAGCATGAGCGTAATACATCTACAATTTTGGAAAGAATACAAGCTATTGATATGTTTATAGAAGCAGGATATGATGTACATATTAACTTCAGTCCTATCATTGTAACTAATACATGGCTCCAAGACTATGAGGAACTATTTAATTTAGTAAATGATAATGTAGTAAATAAGAATGTAGTTTTTGCTGAGTGTATATTTTTAACTCATAATGTTAAAAAACACACAGTAAATCTTACAAGACATAAGATTGCAGAAATTGATTTATGGAAACCTGAAATACAGGAAACTAAACAATCTCAATATGGAGGAGAAAATCTACGTTATAGTAAATATAAAAAGTCTTTATACATAAGACAATTTATAGATCTACATGATAAAATAATTAAGTGGAATAAGATCAGGTACATTTTTTAGTGTACCTGATCATTTTCTCTACTATTTTTTTATTCTACCATAAGAAGAACCACCACCACCGTATGATCCTAAACCTCTTCTAGCCATTGTCATAGCTTGAGACATGTTATCACTCATAGGCATATCTCTTCTTTCTGTACCCATAGCAGCTACTTTTAGTTTAGCTATCTCTTCAGCATTAGGTGAATGTGCTCCACCCACCATTTTATAACCTTGTGACTTTAATTTATTAAATAGTGCTTGTGCACCTTTGTTTTTCTTGTTTGCTCCCCCATCTCCGTAGGAAACTCCTGCTTCTGTCATTCTTTGAGGCATGATTTCTAATTTTTAAATTTATATATATAAGTTAACGTTTTCCACCGTGATATGCAACTGCATGACCTTCTTTTATTAATAAATCATTAACACATATCATTGTTAGTTTATCTGATCCATCTACTTTATCTATAGATAATTTTCCTAAACATCTACCAAACTTTCCAACACCTTGTGAATTTAAAACAATAGTATCACAACCTTCTAGTAAACATTTAAGTCTATCT